TCTTTTCTCAACTTTGTTCATTTTGCCTATTGATTTTTCTTAGCAGGTTTCTGCTCTGCCTTGGAGCTACTCAAATAACGATTTGATTTTTTCTTTGTATCTGATGTAAAAAATAAAGTCCCGACAGGATTTCTCCCATCTGGACTTCAACTCGTCTTTCTTTGTTTTCTATTAATTATCTGTAAAAAATAATGCCTCCCTCCACGCATCAACATATCCGCTTTTATATGCAATCTCTATCATCCTTTCGGCATCACACTTTAAAAGTTTATTGTCTTCAAATCCTTCCAGAAGATAATCGATCTCTTGGGGAAAATCTCGCTTTGAAAAAAATTCTTCATTTCTTGTATTATGCTGTGGCTTTTCCATATTAACTTCTCCATTCTTCTAACAATTAACAATTTGCTGTATGTTACCATGCTATCTCCGTAGAATCAAGTTATACTGCAAATGAAAATTGTTTCAGTAAATTTCAAAGACAAAATGAAGCACAATATACTTATTTTGTTTTACTACTTATACTAATCTTCATCCCCCACCTCCTGTTCTGCTCTGTCATGGAGCTGCTCTAACACTGATTTGATTTTTACCGGAATAGGAAGCCCCAGATGTCCTGCATTCTCAAGAAGGCTTACTCCTTCATTTGAAATGTAGAAAAAGATAACTGCCGTTCTAAGTACACTGCCTGTGCCAATCACCTGCATATCCAGAATGTTTGCAATCCCTACAAGCAGAAAAATAAGGACCTTTCTGCAGATGCCTTTAAAACCAACTGCACTGGATAGCTTCTTATCTGCAATGGCGCACATCACTCCCGTAATGTAGTCAGTGATGACAAATAAGAGCAGTGCAATAAGCAGACCATCACAGCCACCTAGAAAATATCCAAGCCATCCTCCGATTCCGGCAAATAAAAACTGAATCATGTTCCAAAATTCCTTCATTGATAAATCCTCCATTTCTTAAAAATTTGTATAGAAAAAGCGACTGCTCAAATATAAGTAATCGCCTCATCTAGCAGTAAGTATTAAGCCGTTCTTTTCCACATATAGCAGGTAACATACGGCTGAATGTTATTATGACGATTGGAAGCATTGGAAGCTGAGATTGAATGCGTGTGGGATGCACTTTGATTTCCAGTTTTCCAAGTTGAAGTTGCTCCTCCGGATGCAGTTCTTCTTACAAAAGCACCTCTTCCGCTTGGGTCTGAGCCACTTGCTGCTGCACCGCTGTCGGCATTATATGTAAGAGAATGCGTATGAGAAGCACTCTGGTTTCCTGTTTGCACAGCCTTTTGTCCACTCTCTGCCCCGGTCAAAAGATGCGTATACTCTCCGCCCGTTTGATTTGCTGCAGAAAAGTCCACGGACGTATTGTTGCTGTCGGTACCTGTTCCAACACCGACAGGCACTCTTCCTTCTCCCCAGGATACCCAAATTCCACCCATGATGTTTGTTGGATTTGCAGAACTGGTACTCATATAGATGCTGCCAATCGGATACAAAAGATCCAGTAAAAGAGCAGGAAGCTTTCCTTTAGGACAAAGCATATTCACTAGATTGTTTTGAATCTGCTCCATCATATCTCGTACTTCCAATACCGTTCCATCATCCAGCACACAGGATAATTTCTTTCTAAAAACAGCATTGAAGTTGCAGTCCAGCGTATCTGCAAGAGTCGCTTTTTGTCCAAACGCAACACCTCTTCCCCCATGCAGAAAGTGCATAAGATACACCGCTGTTGAAACAAAGTCCGAATAAGTCACGGTATTAAATTCATCCGATAATGTATAAAGAACATCATAACTGTACTCCGGATCCAGATCATTGTTTGCACATACATTGGAGCCAGGGTTTATCTGCACTTCATTTCCATAATTCTTAAGATCTGTTCTCTTGTATTTTACGGTGAGAGTAAGTGCATTTTTCCCCAAGCAGGAAGAAAATACGGCAGAAGTCGTACTTAAGAAGTACGTTCCATCATTATCCGTTTCGCCCGATGCATTGCACCGTTCGCTCTTTATACTGGATAATTTAGGAGATGCATATGACACAATGGAAACAACGGCACTCTTGTTTACCGTCCTGTTTCTGCTGTCCGTCACTGTAATCATAACGCTCACTCCTCCGCTTTGTGAGATATGATCCATTTCCGGTAGTTCCGGATAATCTGTTGTCCGGATCCTGCTGTCTGCTGTCATTTTCACTTTTTTAATTTCCGAACCATATGCCCCTGCGCAGCTAATTGATTTCAGTTTAAGCCCGCTTTGTCCCTGTACATAAATTCCCCACGAAGAAGGAACTACAGAATCATCCACATCTGAAAACGTTACGGACGAAATACTGGGAATTACAGTGTCCGGAACAGATACCGTAAGATTAGCTGTAAATGTCTTGTACACTTTTCCTCCAAACAAAACCTGTCCGGTAATACTTGCAGCTCCAGTGATATCATCCGTCACTGCATTACACCAACTGATAGGAATTGCATAAGAAATCAATGATGCGGAGGAGCTTATCGTGTTGCTGTATGATCCTAATTTAAAGGTTGCCTTATAGGCTGCATCCGAAGATGTGCAGTCAAATTTCACCGAAGACGCTGTGCTTCCATTCATCAAGCCGCCAGACGCGCGGATGCCGTTCCCGGCTTTTTCAATCTCATAAAACGAAAACACTTCTTCATATAGCTCCGATCCATCTACAGTGATTTTCAGTGTGAAAAATGGTTTGCTGATCGATAATGTCGAACTGGTCATCTTTGTATACTTCTTAGTTCCCATAAAATCTTCGCTCTTATTGACGGTCCATGTTGGACTCTGTTTTGCTCCATCCACATAGATTGCCACTCCATTCTTTGAATCCGCACCATATATTGCGGTCGATGCCTGAAACACAATCGACAGCTTCGTTGTGGCTCCGCTTACCGATCCATTCGCCGTAAGATAATACAGCGACTTTGTCAGTTTTCTAGTTGTTAAGCTCATAGACTATCTCCTTTCTATACATTTCTCCATTTGATTCCCATTCCCTGAGGTGTGGAAATAAAATCAAAATATCCACCATCTGATGCGGCTCCCACACTCAGCTTATCCATTGCTTCGATTGCATTGATGTGCATCTTGTTATACTGAATATAGGCAACCTCCATACCATTCTGTTGAAAGCTCATCTTTTCATTATCGATAACAATCGAATACGGTGACTCATCTCCGGCATTTTGCTTTCCAATGCTTAAACCTTTTTCTGTGAACCTCAGATAAATGCTTGTTTCCAATTTATAATTTTCAAGATCCTGTTCCTGTTTATCCACAGCATCACGAACAGACGAAATAGTAATCTGCATTCCACTTGCATTCTGCTCCACATCTGTTACTCTTCGTTCCAGTTCTTCTACTGTTGAGCCATCCACCTTCGTCTTAACCATTTCTACGGTGCTGTTTATCCGATCCGATGTTTTCATGATTTCGGCAGATGTCTGACTGACTTCCTTTGTCAAAACATCTGCCGCATTTTTTAATTCATCGATACTTTCTTCATATCCTGTGAAATTTTGAAAAGTATGTTGGCAGCACGTTAGTAATGTCATAGTGCATCACCTCCCGTATCAGCTGGACACATCACACTGAAGCGTCATAATACTGTCAATGTCTGCTGCAGATAAATAAATAACCTTGCCCGCCTTATTAAAAGTCATTTCTTTTCCGTCTTTATCCTGCGCATACCATGTATACATAAGGCTTTGTTTTTCCGAAGCACTGATCCATGAAGTTCCGTTATATTTCATCAAGGTCACACTTTTTTCTGTGTGATCAATCTTATACCAGAAATCTCCGGACTTCGGTGCAGAAGGTGCGGTTTCACTAATACTTCCAAGAAGTGAATCTACTTCCTTCTGATTGGTTCTTACAATTACATAAGGAACTACACCGCCTAAATTATTCTTCACCGTATATCCGCCAATGGACAGCATTTCTGAAACATACGGATCCGACTTATCTTCCACTGTGATAACATCCACATAAGCTTTCCCACCGTAGGCCATGGTGCATCGGTAAGACTGAATATTTATAATATCCGAGCCGGATACTGTAAGCGTTTCGGATGTTGCCCCGCTGATATTTGTCCATGAGCCGCTGGAATATTTCGCCCACTGATATGCTGCTGATGTGATCGCTGTGGAACCTGCATAGGCGGATGTCGCAAGCAGAATACTGCCCGACTGATTCTGCACGATGGTTCCATTGGGTGCATAAACAGAAAATACTACTGCCGATGCACCATTGCTTCCCGCTTTGGATTTTGTCCAGGTAAAAACCTTTGTAACTGTCTTTCCGGAGATCGTAAATGTTAGCGTGATATTGCCTGTTAATGATGCATCTGCTCCAAGATTTGAAGATGATGCTACAGAAAGTTCCAGCTTTCCTGCTGCACTGGATGTTGCAGCTGTATTCGTTTTAACTATAATTCCTGTTGGCAGTGTTCCCACAGCACAAGTGCAAGCCGTCTGCGTAATACCTACATATCCGGTAAAAGGAATTGTAATGGTGCTTGCAGCAGATGTCTTTCCTGCTGAAGTACAGGCAATCGTCTGGGTTTCATTCCCAAGAACCACAGAAAGACCTCCTGTTCCGGCAGATCCCGGATTTCCCTTATCTCCTTTGGCTCCATCATAGATTTTCGTAATCGTGACAGTATCAAACACATCACTCTCTGAAGTTGTCACTCTGATCTGAGCCACGTTGCTGACGAAAATGCTATGAGCCGGCTTCACCACCAATGTTCCTCCAGTAATGGAAGTATTGTCGGAGGTGGTCGGATAATCTGTCCATGCACCGCTGCTGTTTTTATACTGCCATTTGCTGATGGTCACCCCTTGAACCTGTGCCGTCAGTGCTGCCTGAGAAGCACCTACTAAAGCCTGAGAAGTATCATACTTAAAGACGTAGGTATCACTGCTCACCGTACACAGCTTTGCATTGGCTGCATTCTTCACCAGAGTATAGGTAATATCCGCAGTGATATTGATTGTATTCTTGGTTTCAGAATCATAGTAACTGATATAGCAGATGTAGGTGATCATTCCTGAACTGGATGATGCCAACTTATTCTGATTGACCGTAAGCACTCCGCTTTTTACAGTCTCACCGGAAGTCAGTGCGGTTTCTGATGCCACACCATCTTTTCTTTTCCATGCAATCGTCACTCCTGTTGCAGTCGGAGATACATTGGTCTGATCCAGAAACAGCACAGGTGTCAATACAAGGTTTGTACTGTCCCAGCTTGGTGCATAGGTATGTGGCAGTACGTTGGGATCTTCACTCTGGGTCTTTGGAAGATTGGATGTGATATATGCCGATAATTTTCGCTGATCCGTGATGTCCACAAATGTCTGCTGACTGGATGTTAAAATCGTAGCCATTTAAATTCCTCCTTATATTTCTACTTCACAATAAAAGGACGCATTGTCTAACACGTCCTCTGTCGTAATCGTTATTTGTTTCATGCCGATGTGGTTCTTATCCCACTCTTTATCTGCTTCTTCATCCGAAGAGTTTCGATGCCATATAAAGCAGCTTGCATCTAAAGTATCGGTGATTTCCTTATCCCAGGAATACACCTTGCAGTACATGGTGCTTTTCTGACCTTTATTCTTAAAAATACTGACTCCATCTACAATCAATTCCGTCCGATACATTTTCTGTGAATTGATCGTATCAAGATCTCCGGTAATCTTCTCGATTTTCGTGGTCTGGCCGAAAATATCATCTTCCAAAGAGGAAATGCTGCTGCCTTGTTTGGCGGATGCCGATGTAAGCGTTACATTCGTTGCTCCTATCGTGATGGTGTTTCCGGCAGGATTTAAATAGTCTCTTTTTCTTCCAAGCACAAGATATCTTCCATCAATCCCGTGTGGTTTTGAATAACAGTCCACATACATCCTGGATGTAATATCATCAATTGTACTGTCACTGTCTGATTCATCTAAGATTGTCAGTTCCATACTTGTGATACCTTTTGCCAGTTCCTTCACTCTTGCTTTTGCTTTTCTCAAAAGGTTTAACGGCTTGGTGACATCCTCCCATATTTCAGTTGCCCATATCCATCCGATTTCCTTGACGGCATCATCATCCGTGACATAATTCAGACCATGATTTACTTCTGTAATATCAATTCGTTCATCCAGTTCTGTTACATTTCCATCTTCATCTTCTTCGGTCTTTTTCGCACCGAATGGAATCAAGGCTGTCACTCTTTCGGTATGGTCCTTGGTTATTTTTACATCTAGAAGATTTTCCCCGAATTCCACTTTTTGCAGGCTTCTTTCATCGAAATCTTTGAGATAATCCAAAACCCTCATTGAACCAATATAGCGAACCCGAAGATATCCTCCGTGCGTATCAATTAGCTTATTTTTTATGGCATCCATCGTCACAGAATAATCCGAGTTACTGTAAGCAATATAATCGTTATCGTCTGTCACCGTAATTCTGCCGATTTCAAACTGCTTCTGCTCTTCTACCGATTGATTATGCACATTTATAAATTGCTCAAATAATCCTCTTAATGTCCCCTTATATTCAAAGGGTGGCTGCATGGTATCTTTCAGATAAGCCAAACAGGATTCACAGGTCCAAGTATGGGTGTTATAAAAATCGGATCCATCATCCAGCGATCTTCCTTCAAATACCACTTCATCATCCCTTTTACACTGAATTACTGATGCCATTGGCCGAATAAAATCAATGTAGGGATGATTATATGGTGCAGACAAGGTAAAGCTGTCGATGTTTTCTGCGTCCTCACTTACGGTTGCCTCTGTAATAGCAAGCTTCGATAAATGAGGATGATAAAAAATCTGACCATCCACATATACTCTAAAGATACTCATAGGCATCCCTCCCTGTAACGGAAAGTAGTACTTCCATCACTCTCGATTTTGATGCTGTTATCTCCAAAGCTAAGCTGCAGCTCTGGAATTTCCCATGTGCCACTGCTCAGTGTTCTGCGGAAAGTATCTGTTCCAATTTTCCAAGACATCGTGGTTTCCGCTGTCGTTATAACCGTAGGAACTACCGGCATATAATCACTTACAAGCACTGCCGTTCCACTTCCGGTAAAAACAACCTGTGTCTCTTCCACATGATACCTGTAGGAATCTGCATCACTGCTTTCCATAACAAGCTGACCCTTTCCGGTAAGTGGATCATAGGAAGAACTCATCTCGATTGTTCCAAGAACATATAAATTGGGTTCTTCACTGCAGATGATTTGACACAGCCTTCCGGCATAACGGTTGCTCACCTTGGAAACCAGTTCATCAAACTGTACTCTTGTTCCCAGCATGGAAAACGTCAGTGTAAAGGCTCTCGGTTCAAAAGATACCAACCCAAGAGCCTCGTTAAACCGGATTGGCGAATTTCGTCCGGGGACGGTAACGGTTTCTGCCTGCGACTTCGGTATGGGAAAATCAATGATTTCTCTTATCCATCCAAGCTTAAGCATGGAAGTGTCGTTGATCAAAATGTCTGGTATCATAGTGCAAGCCTCCTTGTTATTTTCTGCTGTTTTCCAAGGCCATTATCGATTGCTGGAAGAAGATGTCCCACCAGTGTTCCATCCTCCAGATAGATTCCCTTCGAACTATTGTCCGCAATAATAGCCAGATACTTTTCCATACCGCTCATATCCAGCTTGCTGTCAATCATCGTTTCCAGCTGTTTATAGAAAGCAGAAAGCGGCAAGATGGCCTCTGCACCCGACTCTCCTCCTACCATCAATGAAGATCCATTCATACCAAATACGGTAGGCTTGGTCATGATACCTCCATCCTTATACCAATCGATAGAAAGGTGCGGAACAGATGGCGGTGCAATGGAAAGACTGCCCGTTACTCTAAAGTGCGGGAGTTTGATATGAGGGAGTGAAATCTTCATGCCAGAGAAAAATCCCTTGATTGCATCGACCACGCCTTTGACCTTATTCTTTGCCGCCTCAATTGGTGTAATGATTGCAGACTTTATTCCGTTCCAGACCGAAGTTGCGGTACTCTTGATGCTGTTAAATACAGAAGATACCGTACTCTTCACCGCATTGAATACCGTACTGACGGTGTTCTTGATAGCATTCACCGGAGTGGTAACGGCCGTCTTTACCCCATTCCATACTGTAGCAGCTGTGTTTTTAATGGCATTAAATACTGTAGTTACAACGTTTTTGATAGCGTTCACCACTGTTGTAACAACCTGCTTTATTGCATTCCAGACCGTAGTAAATACCGTTTTGATACCATTCATCACTGTGCTGATAACAGAAGAAACGGCATTGATAACGGTAGTCACCTTTTCTTTTATCGCATTCCAGGCAGTAATAATAACGCTCTTACAGTTTTCCCAAATAAATCGAAATGGCACTGTGATGATGTCAAATGCAGCCTGAAAGAAAGATGCAATGAACATCACGGCAGTTGTGACAACATTCTTGATACCGTCCCAGATTCCCGAAAAGAAGGAAGCGATACTATTCCACAGATTCACAAAGAAACTCTTGATACCAGACCAAGCCTCATTCCAACTTGTGCCAAACCATCCAAGCACCACATTGGCAGCGTTCTGAATGACGTTCATATAGTTTGTAAATGTATTCTTAATGAAATCCCAAACAGAGCCGAAGATGCCTTTGACACCCTCCCACACCTGAGACCAGTTTCCGGTAAAGATGCCGATAAACACATCGAGGATTCCTGTGATAACTCCAAGTGCTCCCTCCAGAATATTAGCAATTTGCGTAAATACTCCTTCAAATACCGGAGCCAGGAAATTACATAATGCATTCCAGATGGCAGATACTACTTCTTTGAAGTTCTGAAAATCGAAGCCTAGCGCATTCAGTCTTTCGGTAATACCTTGTGCAAAGCTGCTGAAAATTTCTTTGATTCGATTCCAAATCGCAATGATGTTGTCTCTAAATTTCTCATTTGTGTTCCACAAATGAACAAATGCAGCTACTAAAGCTCCGATGACTGCCACCACTGCGACAACTGGAGCGGAAATGCCACCAATGGCTGCACCGACCTTTCCCATTACACCGGACACTCCTCCTGCATTCGCAACAAGACTTGTGATCTTAAGGCCGAGCTTACTGAACGCTTGCATAGCCACACCCACTTTTGATATGACCGTGCCAAGGATCACAAGGAATGGACCTAAAGCCGCAACAAAAAGTCCGACTTTTACAATGACTCGTCTTGCACCTTCATCAAGATTATTCAGCCAATCTACAAAAGACTGGATCTTAGAAACAATATTTTTTACCATCGGCATCAGTGTTTCACCGATGGAAATAGCAAATCCCTCCACTGCGGATTTCAAAATCGCAAGCTGCCCCTTTAAGTTATCCAGCTGAGTATCCGCCATCTTCTGTGCTGCTCCGCCACTGTTTTCAATAGCTGTCTGAAGATCCGTCCAGGTATCTCCGGTATTGGCAAGAAGTGCATTGACCGATGCAAGGTCTGTCTTGTTGAAAATAGTCGCTATGATGTTTGCCTTTTCTGCCGAAGTCATACCGTCCATTGATTTATTTAGGTCACCCAGAATATCATTTAATGAACGCATATTTCCTTCTGAATCGTAGGTCTGAACACCTAATTTTTCCATTGTCTTGGCAGCACCATCCGTTGGATTCTGCAGAGACAGAATAACATTTCGAAGATGCGTACCGCCTTCTGCTCCTTTGATACCGTTGTTGGCTAAGATACCCAGTGCCGTATTAAGTTCAGCGGTTCCTCCTTTGACAGACTTTGCTGTTGCACCGATAGTAAGGATTCCTTCACCAAGCTGACCTACCGATGTGTTTGTGCTGGATGCGGTTTTTGCCATCTGATCCACCATCTTATCGGCATCCTTGGTTTTTAGTCCAAGTGCAGACATGGCATCCGTTACCATGTCGGATGCAGATGCAAGATCGATATTTCCTGCGGCCGCTAAGTTCAGAACGGTTGGCAGGGTATCGCACATTTCCTGCGTATCATATCCGGCAAGCGCCAGGTAATTAAGTGCTTCCGCACACTCACTTGCAGAATAGGCAGTCTTGGCACCCATCGTCTTTGCTAGGTCAGATAATGTATCCATTGTGTTAACAGACTGACCGTTCACCTTGGACATGGAATTCTTAGTAATTCCCATTGTTGCCTGTACCTGGCTCATGGAAGATTCAAAATCCGCTGCAGTCTTTACAGCAGCACCGCCCATCGCAGTAACTGCCGCTGATGCGACAGATACTTTCTTTCCGGCATTTGCAATACTATCTCCGGCATTTTCTAATTTCCCGCCAACCTCACCAATCTTTGTCAATGTCTGATTGGTCTTGGATGCCTGTGATTCAAGCCTTTTAAGTTCTGCCTCTGTTGCGGCAATTTCCCTTTGCAGTGCATCGTATTGCTCCTGAGTAATCTCACCCCTTTGCAGCTGTTCATTTGCTTGCTGTGCAGCAGTTTTCAGGGTTGTCAGTTTCTCTTTTGTTTCTCCAATTGCCTGCGTCAGAAGTTTCTGTTTCTGTGCAAGCAGATTGGTATTGGTCGGATCCAGTTTTAGAAGTCTTTCTACATCCTTTAATGCGGATTGTGTATTCTTAATCTGACCATTAACACCTTTTAAGGCATTCTGAAGTTTGGTAGTATCACCGCCAATTTCGACAGTGATACCTTTGATTCTGTTTGCCATTGGCGTCTACCTCCTAAAAAATTGCATAATAAAAGCCCGGATTTTTCCGAGCCATCAGAACTTATCAAAGTCCTCCTGCGTTGCAATGCTGTCATATTTTACAGAATCATTTCCCTTCTCCGTCCAGATATCCATCACCATACCAATGGTCAGATAATCCAAGTCTCGGATGGAAAGACCGATTTCTAAGCAACGCAAGAGGAACAGAGGAGTTGTCATCTCCCTGCTGCTGCGTTTAAGTTTTTTTTAGAGTCAATGTCTGTGATTAGATTTGTTCCCCAAAGAGCAAGGATCTCCGGCAGTACTTCATAAATAGAAAACATCTCAAACTGGTCAAGCCAATCATCAATATTATCCGGGATGGTATTGTCCGCATGGTATGCCATGATATAAGCTACATTCTCGAAGATTTCCAAATCATCGATTGCGAACTCTTCTCCATCTTCCTTACTTCCCTTATAAGAACTTTCTAATTTTGCTAAGTCCTTAAAAATATCTCTTTTAAACTTTGCACGATACAATCTTGGGACTGTGGCCGAGGAGCGGAATGCAACTTCTTTACCACCAACATTAATTACTTTCTTCACCATGATTATTTTCCCCCTGTCGAAGCTGCTGCGTCTGTTTTTGCCACCGGAACATATACTGCTTTGTACCAATCTTTGTAAGTTGCCTCGGATGTTGTATCTCCGGTTCTGCTCTTTACAAGACCGTCTTCTCTTGGATCTGCAGTCAGTGAAAGTTTCTCTGTTCCCGGTTCAATGGTATCCTCTTTGGTTTCAGATTCAATAGATGGCCGAGATGCTGTACAGTTATACATGACATGACGGATGCACTTCGCATCACCATCAAATTCAAAAAGCAACGCAAATTTTTCCATCTCTGCGATCTTGGAATTCTCAACAAGAACACCATTCTTATCAAGTTCCTCTTTCAAAATGTCTGTTCTGAACCATTCCGGAATAAGGGCAATTTCTAAATCTCCGCTATAACCGTTGTTAGATACAGAACGGAAATATACAATACCATCTGCATAGAACGGAGAAGTATCACCTTCTGCATCCAAGCTGATACTTACTGCACCGGGAATTGCTCTTGGTGTTTCATAGGAATACCCACCATCTTCTGTCCTTGTCAGCTTTGCTGCATGGACGTTTTTAAGGTTGTATTTTACTTTATTCGCCATATTCTAAGCCTCCATTTCAAATGAATACAGGACTTCATACATTTTTTCTGATTCGATCCACGTCTCTGTGTGATCATAAAAAATGCCATGCTCATCAAGCACAGCCTCTACTTTCTGCTCCACCGACAAGTCCTTAAAATCGGTGTACAGTTCTATATGGATTTCATTTATCTTTTTATAGACTCTTCCGTCAGCAGAAAAGTTATCCGTGCCGGGAATCAAATAACAGATAAACGGAGGATCGGGACTTTCTCCTTCTGCAAAATGGTCATATGCAAAAGGAATGCCCATTTCCTCTAACATTTTTAACAGTTTTTCCATTACATACCTCCCAGTGCTCTGCTGATTTCAGATTCCAATGTTTCCACAGCATTCTGCTCTGCCTGGGCAATGTGAGGTCTTGCAGCCACTCTTCCACCACCACGCTTGGCATGTCCATGTTCCAGAAGATGTGCAAGCTGATATCGGTTCTTGGAGTGTACTGTCAGTTCAAGTGAATTTGAAGTTTCCTTCGTTTTCTTGACTGACCAGCTCTTCGCATAGGCTCCCGTATCCTTTGGAGCAGATGCAGCAATATCTTTCCTTACTGTATTTCCCGCCTTCCTTACAGACTTCTTTAAATCATCTGTAGCCAGATCAGCATACTCCTTGAGACCGTTCATGATTTCATCTGCGAGGTTATCAATCTTTATGTTTGCCATGCCTACCTCCTCACTTTCTCACATTTCAGTTTTAGGCATTTCTTCTTATAGTTCATGTGGTCGATAGAAACGATGTTATAAAGGGAGCCTTCGAATATAACTCTGTGTTTTGTAACATCAAGGTCTGCAAAAGCCTTACAGTATCTGACCGTAAACGAAATATCCGAATCATCTACAATAAGACCTGCCACATTCTTTTCAGAACCGCCTTCGCCACTTACCGTTGCAAAGCAGGTGTGATAGTCAGTCCAGGTATTCTTATGATTGCCGATGGCATCTACAACAGTTTCATTCTTCTGCACGGTAATCTTCACATTCAAAAGAGCAATATCCATCAGAACACACTCCTTCTTACCCCTTCAAGCAGGGAGCGAAGTGAAATGGTCAGCTGATGATGGTCTGCATCTTCTCTGTGTTCATACAGATAGGCAACTGCGTACATGACAGCAATCTTAGATGATGGAATCGCACCAAGTTCATCCACGGATAACCTGGCTATATCTGCACAGAGATTCTGCCCGGTTGTTACAAAATTTTCGATAAGTGCATCATCGTCATCAAAGTCCACTCGAAGGTAACCCTTCATCTCATCAAGATTTACAATCATATCTATCACCACCTCTGAAAAAGACTGTGACACCTTATGACTGGCATTCCCTATATCTATATATAGGCTTAATTTTTTATCCCTTTAGAAAAGGATAGTAAATAGCCGTCATAAAGTGTCACACATTATTGTTTTAAGTCTTATTTACCTGCCGCCTGTGTTTCTTCCTTAAGTTTTAAAATCTTAACCGCTTCAGGAAGGATAAGCTTACCATCAACTCTTTCCTTGGCTACATAACCAACCATGCCGTTACCAGCGAAAAGTTCACGAAGTTCTGCAAAAGAACGAGAACCACGGTCACCGATGTTGTAGTAGCTGTAATCACCGAATGCAATCGCATTTGTAGGTGCAAAAGCAGAAGTGTGAACAGCATAGCCAAGCACTCTGTCCGGTTCTCCTTCCTTGTATGAAGGCTGCCAGATATATGCTCCGTTGTTATCCTTAAGCTTTCTAAGAGAAGCAAGTGTTGCATCATTCATGATGAAAGAAGCTTTCTTACGATAAGGTCTCTTGAGTCCATACACAAGGTCGATAAGGTCATCGGACTTGATTGCAGCTGTAAGTGTTCCAGCAATCTGACCGCCACCAGTCTTAGCAAAAATGCCAGTCGGCTTGCCCTTACCATCTCCGTTAAGAAAGGCATCCTCTTCAGCATTTGCTAAAGCCTTACCGAACTGAGTGATGATGTAGTTTTCAAGACCGAAGGCATTGTCATATAGCAACTCTTCAGTAACCTTGATTGCTACATGAAGCTTGTAGGCATCAAGATAGATCTGATCGAATGTTGCATCACCAAAAGATAATGCTCCACCTTCCTCAATCCATGCTGCTGCAGGCTTGGTAGCTGCGATGTTAATTTTGTGCTGACCTGCAGTAGTAATCTTTGTAGCAAGGCTACGCATGATGTTCTCACCATCAAGCACATCGATAAGTCTGCGGTCGTACTCTTCCGGTACAAGGTAACCACCATCGGCATCTACACCTTCCTGAAGTACATTGCTTACATTACGGAAATTAGAACGCATTGCAGAAAGCATCGCATCCTTATAAGCATCGGAAGCACGACCCTTCTTTACTTCCTTGGCATCACCCATAAAAGGCTTACCAGTAATAGGAGAATTAACAGGCTTTGCAAGTTCCGCCTCTCTACGTTCTGCTCTCTGCTGACGGTCAATGGCAGCAGTCAAATCCTCGATTTCCTTCTCCATCTTGTTGTAGGTTGCTGTATCCTCATCAGAAAGCACACCATTCTTGTCTTCGTGAGTTTCCACAAAGTTCTTTGCAGTTTCCCACACTTTTGCTCTTTTTTCGATTAAATCCTTAATAGTCATAATAGAATTCCTCCTTAAATGAATTTCTTAATAAAGTCCAGACGCTCCTTAATCTCTTTTGCAGAAGTGCCTTTGTTTGTAGATACAGAAATCTCTGCCTGCTTTGTTACGATTTCTTTAGACTGGACATAGTGTTTTTCCAGCTTGTTCATAAGAGCGTTGTTTATCGCCTTGCGTGAAAAAAGCATCGAATCGGAAGAGTTCTTTTCCTTCTCTTCGGTGCTTTCATCATCTTCATCCTCTTCTTCGGGATCAGTATTCGGTTTTGTTTCTGCTCTTGTAACGATGTCATCAGCAAAGCCAAGTTCAACGGCCTTGTTTGCATCCATCCAGGTTTCGGCATCCATCAAGTGACTAAGTTTCGACCTTGAAAGACCAGTCTTAATCACATAGGCATTGATGATGGACTCTTTCACTTCTGCAAGCATATCGATTGCTTTTTGCATTTCTGCATGGTCACCAAATGCTACAGTTGCAGGATTATGAATCATCATCATTGAAACAGGGGACATAAGTACCATATTTCCAGCCATTGCAATGACCGATGCTGCCGATGCTGCAATACCGTCAATCTTTACTGTGACATTCCCTTTATACTGTGTGAGCATATTGTAAATCTGAGCCGCAGCCACACAGTCACCACCCGGAGAATTGATCCATACGGTAATATCTCCACTTCCGGCATTTAACTCATCCTTGAAAATCTGTGGTGTGACATCATCATCAAACCAGCTCTCTTCAGCAATTGTGCCGTGCAACTCAAGGACTCGCTCTGCGACTTCGACCTTTTCTTGGTTTAGAGTCTTTCGGCTCTTCCAGTTCCAGAACTTCTTGTTCTTCATTCGCTTTCTCCTCTCCGTCTGATGTATCCAGGCTTGCCGCAAAGATACCTGCATCTTCAAGTTTGGTCATGTTGCCGTTGATAAGATAAAGGTCACCACCCAGTTCGGCAGGAATCCTGTCGAGATTCTCAAGTTTCCTTATGTCATTGGCAGACATCCAACCATTCTGTCTTGCAGTGGCATAACCGTTCATTCGACTCTGATAATCACCACGCAAAAGTCCGTCTACATTAAACTTTATAAAATAATTCTGTTTTTCCTCTGCTGTTAACAGAGAACGAGCCATATTCTGCTCCCACCTTGAAACCCAAGGGTCAAGAGTGTATTTCACAAATTCAAGTGACTGCTGCTCAATATTAGAAAAGCTCGACTTCTCAAGGTCTCCTACCATATGTGGAGGCACTCTGAAAATTCGAGCAATCTCATCTATCTGAAATTTTCTTGTTTCTAAAAACTGTGCTTCGTTCGGAGAAATGGAAATCGGTGTGTACTTCATTCCTTCTTCCAAAACAGCCACCTTATGCGAATTTGCACTACCACCAAAGGTCTGTGACCAGCTGTCCCTGACCTTTGATGGGTCTTTTAATGTTCCCGGATGTTCAAGCACTCCACTTGGTGCAGCGCCATTGGCATAGAATTTGCTTCCATACTCTTCAGCTGCGATAGCAAGACCGATAGCATTCTTGGCCATTGCAATTGGTGAGTAGCCGACCAGACCGTCAAAACCAAGTCCCGGAATATGCATGACCTCATCAGGAGTAAGCTTAACAGAAGATCCTTTATTGGTAGGAGCATCATCTGAATTTACCTGGTACTCATAATACAGATGCCCGTGTTCATCTCTGTCAACTTTCATCCTGTCCGGCATGAGCGGATACAGTGCGATAATCTCTCCCTTGCCATTCCTGATAATCTGTGCGTAGGCATTTCCCCACAACAGAAGATGCGTCATAAGGGTTTCCCTAAAAACAAAGCTTGTCATTTCAGGATTCGGCTCATCATGGAGCAATATATAAAGTGGATGCTCTGTAGCTTTTACCTTACTTCCGTTCTCATCATATTTATAAAAATGTAATGGCAGGCTTGCCACTGCTTCTGACAAGATACGGACACAACTGTAAACGGCAGTCATCTGCATGGCAGAGCGTTCATTTACTCTTTTTCCACTCGTGCTATTGCCCATAAAAAAGCTATATGCACTACCACTTGTTCTGTTTGTGGGAGCATCTCTTGTCCTAAACAAGCCTTTTAGAATTCCCATTCTAGTCACCTTACCTTTCTAAATTAAAAGACTAATAAGCCTCGTGTATCGTAGACCGATTCAGTCACTTCATTACCACATCTGATTGCTCTGTCAAGTGCCATGATTGTTGCAATGGCACCGTCAATCTTTTCAGTTGATTTTTCCTTATCTGCCTTGATGTTACCTGCGGGATCAGTACGGATAAAGATGTTATCCATATTCCACCTTAAAACCGGATGACCACCGTGTGCGATTCTTTGCTCAAGCACAAGTTTCATCAGTTCCTTGGTTGGTGGACTCATATCCTTGAATCCCTGTCCGAAAGGCACAACGGTAAATCCCATGCCTTCCAGATTCTGAACCATCTGTACTGCTCCCCAACGGTCAAAGGCAATCTCTCTGATGTTGAATCTCTCACCAAGACTTTCTATGAAATTCTCGATGTAACCATAGTGAACAACATTACCTTCGGTTGTCTGCAGATAACCTTTTCGCTCCCACAGGTCATAGGGAACGTGGTCTCTTCGCACTCGAAGATCAAGGGTGTCTTCCGGCACCTAGAAATAAGGAAGAACGATATATTTGTCATCCTCATCAAGTGGTGGGAACACAAGTACGAATGCCGTGATATCGGTTGTACTGGATAAGTCCAGTCCGCCGTAACATACACGACCTTCCAAGTCATCTTCATTAACGGCAAAATCACAGGCATCCCACTTTTCCATCGGCATCCATCGTACCGACTGTTTTACCCACTGATTCAGTCTCAGCTGTCTGAATGAGTTTTCTTCTCCCGGATTCTGCTTTGCAGAGTCACAGGCGGCTTTTACCTTTTCTATAGCAACTGTGATACCAAGTGATGGATTTGCTTTCTTCCATACTTTAGGGTCTGTCCAGTCTTCCGATTCATCTGCACCATAGATAACTGAATAAAAGGTAGGGTCGATTTTTCTGCCTGCCTGAATATCCAGCGCTTTCTGATGTATCTCATAGCAAATGGAATTGGTATCATTTCCGGCTGTGGTGATCAGAAAGTACAGTGGCTGCATTCTTGCGTCACCACTTCCTTGTGTCATTACGTCATAGAGTTTTCGGTTCGGCTGCGTATGAAGCTCATCAAAGATTACTCCGTGCGTATTAAAGCCGTGTTTATTGGCAACATCCGCTGATAAAACTTGATAAAAGCTGTTCGTTGGCTTATATATCAGTTTCTTCTGCGACTCCAGAATCTTCACTCGCTTCATCAGTGCCGGAGAGAACTTCACCATGTCTACAGCCACATCAAATACGATTTTTGCCTGATTTCTATCTGCTGCACATCCGTACACTTCTGCTCTTTCTTCTCCATCACCACATAAAAGAAGAAGTGCAACGGCAGCTGCAAGTTCTGATTTCCCCTGTTTCTTGGGTATTTCAATATAAGCTGTGTTGAATTGTCTGTATCCGTTTGGCTTTAATACTCCAAACAGATCTCTAATAATCTGTTCCTGCCAGTCTATCAATTCAAATTTCTTTCCTGCCCACGTTCCTTTGGTATGGCATAGTTCCTCAATAAAGCTGACAGCATAATCTGCCATCTGTTCATCGTAATGAGAAGACTTCGCCATAAGCTTTGTGGGTTTATACTTTTTCAGTTTTCTCATTCGCCATCACCTCCACAAATAAAAATAGCTACCATCATCGGTGACACCAATAAATATTTCTATACGAGATACAGAAGCCTTTCAGCTTCCGTTCCCGATAACATTTCGTTATTCAGTCTAGTTAAAATCATTTAAAAGGATGCAAAGAGCAAGTTCCGCCTCTTCGCAGGTCGGCTCAATATCCCATCCTCTGTCGTAGTTGGCAATCCATTCTCCATCCATCTTAAGGCTCAGTTTGGAAATCTTACCGTCATTGATGCCGTAATCCTCGCTGGGTTCTTCAAAATGTTTCACCCAGTATTTTACGTTCTTGTATCCGCCATCCTTCTTAGGAATTCCGATTGTTCCTTCTGACCACATGCTTATCTCACCTCCATCTTGATTGCTGGAATTCTTGCATGCTCTCCAGTCTTCCAGTCGGTGTGTCTTGCGTTGACTGTTGTAAGTCCGTTCATGCAAATGCCTTCTTTCTCAAATGCTGCGAGGGTTTCGATAAGGCTTGAAAATGTTGAACTGATGGTAAACTCTGTAATGCCTTCTGCTCTTAAGCAGTCTGCAATCTCTTTGATGTCGTAATCCCAAATGACCTCGTTAAAATCAATAAGGTCGTTGCCAGATTCTTCTTTGGAAGTTTTGTATGCCCAGAAAAGTGTAGGATTGATTCTTGCGTCCTTAAGGTTTCTTGCCTTCTCTTCGATTGCCTTTTCAAATGTTCTGATTTCCTTCATTGTGATGTCCTCCTAAGTGTTTTCTTTTCCTTTCGGTACACTATATATCACTCTAAAAGCACATAATAGCAAGTTAATTACTGGCATAAATGTAACAATTATTTCAGTAGATAACTGTGTATTTTATGTCTCTCCATAAAGGATGAAATGGACATAATCTGCTCGATTTTCCTCTAGGAAAATCACAAGTTCGTAGAAACCATATTCATTGGCAAGCCTCTGAACCATCGTTACATCAAACATATTGGTAAGACCTGAGACTCTGATATATAAAATCTGTTCTTTTATCTTCTCATCCATCATCTTACTCCTCGTCTGTACAATCCGGCAGTCCCATTGCAAGTTCTGTATACACCTTTGTGTATCTGCTTTGTTCACTGCCTTCGGATGATGCCATTGCTCGAAGGTAAAATTCCATCGCATCTTTTCTGCTGTCCCAAGTTTCAGTACTTCCGTAGCAAGTCACCTTTACGCTGTCCAGTTTTCTGCAACTGTCCTCTCCATATACTACATTTAATCCGGAACCATTATCCCAAGCAACCATAATGCTTGCTGTATCATCCACACCCATGACCGTGCCTTTCGTTCCAATCGGTGGTGCCTGCAAATCGTCCATTCTCACAAGTTCTACTCTGCATCCGATAGGATACTGTCTGCGTACCCTTTCCACAATCTCTTTACTTGGAAATCTCATCGTCTGACCCCTCCTTCTTTGCTACATTTTTGAAAGCAGATGAGCCACTGAGATTCTTTAGCAGAATCTTTCTGTCGGCTTTGTATTCCTCACCGATAAACCCAAGTCTTAAAAGGAAACATCTGAATGCGTATTTCTCATTGCTGACTTTCTTTTCTGTTGAGTTGATGCGTTTCTGTTCTTTACTCATCTTGCAGAGTGCTGCAATGAAGTTCTGGTAAGCTTGGCAGGTTTCTGCATCCGGCAGTTCGGAAAACCAAGGAAATGAAACTTTTTCCTCATCAATTTTAATTCGAATGTCATCCACTCCTAACGCTTTTTTGATTAACTCTCCTTTTGCATCAAGTAAATTTGTAAGGTTACAAACTCCAACATTCTCAATGGGAATTGCCACTGTAAGCCCCGCATCTTCGCCCTGTGGCATTTCTTCCGGGTCTTCGGATACTTCCTTGCTTTCGTAAGCAAAGCCTCTGTCGGCAAGTTGCTGAAGAAGGTCTTCGATATCCTTTGGAAAGATGTTCTCCTCGAACTCTGCATCACCGTTTTTGTCGATAATCAATCCACCAAAATCATAAGCAGCTGTTGGCATCCCCTTGTACTTTGGCTTTGTTCCAAGGATTTCTCCAATTGCTGTAACCAGTGCTTTTCTCTCTGCTCCAGTTCGGTTAAATTCTACTCTCATTTATGAGTACCTCCTTTATTTTTCGGTACTACATATATCACTCTGAATCACGTAAATAGCAAGTCATATCTGTAAATATCTGAGTAAATATGAACCGATTTATCCATCATGATTTTGTGCATAATATGCTATTCCGGAAAGCACGAACACCACATTAGGAAGTGCTACACCATTGCCCCACATCTTATACTCCGCTGAGTCTGAATGTGGGTTCTTAAGCCATTTTCTGATTTGATTATCTGTCTTCGGCTTTGTTTTCTTTCCAAGTGCATCAGTGTGTGTCTGAAAGATTTCTCTCCATATAGAAATATCCTCATCGGTAGGATTCTCTGTTCCAAGCTCATCACACCACCAATCCGGAAATCCCTGCAGTCTTGCACATTCCGTAGGGGTAAGTCTTCTCACAATATATCTCGGTTCATTAACGATAGGTGGATCCTTGTAATCTGTGGCAACGAGTGTGTTTGCCATTTCTTCTTCAGCGGATGTAAAAAATGATGCCTTGGATGAACTATACACCGGATGAGCTACTCCACTTGCTCCTGCTGCCACAATAGTCGGTTCTACTTCCTCTTCAATCTGGAAACTGAACTTTGCATTATAGCCTTGGTTCATTGCGGGTCTGCCAATACCATATGCAGGCTCTCCTACAAAATTTTCATGAGGATTTCCCATCATCTGAGAAGACGGTCCCTTTGGACCATCGTTGGCAGAAAGTGTCGCATGAATATCTGCAAATGCCACTGCGTGTTGCTCCGTTGCATTTAATGTGTACATGACATCTGATTCCTTATATCCATCACCCTTATGAGAAGGACGAGTGCCATTGCCTTCAATCACAGCAATGCCGCCTTGGTTGCAGCCGGGATTCCCACCATTGCCATCAATGGTTCTGCTTGTATCTGCTTCATAAAATCCACTGTTTGGATTTGCAGATTTCATGGAATTACTGTCCTTGGAGCAGATGCCGTAAGCAACAGGCTGGAATAATGTCTGATCATTGTTTGTTCCAAGTGTTGCTGACTTGTTCTCCTGGATTAGCGGACCCTTTCCTCCGCCTTCACATCCACTTCGGATTTTCAATGTCTTTGGTGTTTCCACTACAAACGGCTGATTGTTGCCGCCTGTTCCATAAGTAGAAAGAACGGTCTGAGACACATCAAGAGGACCCGTATATCTTGCATCCTGTCCGTGGTTTTCAAACATTAAGCCGATGCCTGCATCTTGAGTGCCTTCTCTAAAAGCGGAGGCAGAACTTTGCCACGACTGGATGCTCTCCTTAGAATACCCAGACAAGCCTTCTGACTCAAATAGTATTTTTCCGGCACACCAATCTGCAAAATCTGCGACAAGGTAGATACGTTTTCTTCTCTGGGGTACTCCCCAAAACTGAGCATCAAACTGTCTCCAGGCAACGGAGTAATTATCTCCCATGATTTTTCCTGCACGGTTCCATTTGTTAGGTTTAGGCACTGACACTGATTCATCTTTGATTTTGCAGACCTCTTCGAGTACTGCTCTGAAGTCTTCTCCCTTGTTGGAGCTGAATGCTCCGGGGACATTTTCCCAGACGATAAATCTAGGTTTTCTGCCATCTGTCTTACACCTCATTTCTTTTATGATTCTGACTGCCTCGTAAAACAAGCTAGACCTTGAACCACCAAGTCCATCACGCTTGCCTGCAATACTCATATCCTGGCATGGACTGCCAAATGTGATGATGTCTACAGGTTCAATCTCTGCTCCGTTCATCTTGGAGATATCTCCATAGTGCTTTACCTGTGGCAGTCTTTTTGTTGTAACTCTTATGGGAAATGGCTCAATTTCTGAACTCCAAATCGGAGTGATACCGGAAATTAGTCCTCCCAAAAGAAAACCCCCGGAACCATCAAACAGACTTCCGAGGGTCAAATTCTTATTCTCCATCTGCTCCCTCCACCTCTTTTACAAGGTCGGAGTAAGCAAGTTTCTCTCCGTTTCTTATAACGAATACATTATCTGTATCACCGGTATCCTCAACATATCTGCGAAGGATGACGGATGCGTATTTCTCATCAAGTTCCATCGTATGACATACACGGTTCGTCTGCTCACAGGTCATGAGCGTTGAACCACTGCCACCAAAGGTATCAATGACGATTGCGTTTTCCTGACTTGAATTTCCGATTGGATAGGCAAGCAGGTCAAGTGGCTTTGAAGTCGGATGATTCTTATTCTTCTTCGGCTTATCGAAGTTCCAGACGGTTGTCTGACTTCTGCCTGCATTCTTGCTCCAGTAGTGCTTTCCATTCTGTAGAAAGCCATAAAGGACTGGTTCATGCTGCCACTGATAATCACTTCGGCCAAGCACCAGAGAGTTCTTTACCCAGATGCAGCACCCGGATAAATGAAAGCCTGCATCCATGAAAGCCTTTCTGAAATTAAGACCTTCTGTATCTGCATGAAATACATAAGCCGAGCCACCTTTTTCAAGATGCTCGGCCATGTTTTTAAATGCTGAAAGCAGAAATTCATAGAATTTATCATTTGCCATCTTATCATTTTTGATGGATAAGCCATCGGAACTTTCAAATGCCACATTGTACGGCGGGTCCGTTACAATAAGGTTGGCTTTTTTACCATCCATAAGTGCAGCTACATCTTCTGAGGAAGTCGCATCACCACACATCAGTCTGTGTCTTCCGACTGTCCAGATATCACCACGCTTTACAAATGCTGCTTTCTCAAGTGCAGCTGACAAATCGTAGTCATCATCCTTTACCCCAGAAGTATCATCCGAACCAAAGAGATCCGCAATCTCGCTTTCGTCAAATCCCGTAAGTCCGATATCAAAGTCCTCACTCTGGAGAGCCTCAATCTCAATACGAAGTAACTCTTCGTCCCATCCTGCATCCATTGCCATTCGGTTGTCTGTCAAAATATACGCTTTCTTTTGTGCTTCTGTAAGGTAGTCCACAAATACACAAGGCACTTCAAGTATTCCTTCTTCCTTTGCAGCAAGGATTCTTCCATGACCTGCGATAACATTAAACTCTCGGTCAATGATAACAGGATTGATGAAACCGAACTCACGAAGAGAAGAACGAAGTTTCATTACCTGCTCGGCAGAATGAGTTCTTGCATTATTCACATAAGGAATTAGTTTTGATACAGCTACAAGCTGCATCTCAGTAGTTGTCTTACTCATAGCCACCTCCACTAAAAAAGACCCCACTCAGCGAATTTTTCAAATCCACCTACGGAGTCTATGTAATCTTTTGCAATATTCACGATGTCCTGATACGGGATTCCATCGATTGTATCATCACCAATGGCACAACAGATTTCTACTGGTTTACCCGTTTTCTGTGCTTTTAGAAAAGCATAGATATTGACAGATACATCAGCCTTTGACAGATCCTTTCCATGAAGGCCTCCGCCCGTCACGGACTCAGCCATGTCACTTCCAAGTTTTCTGTTGGTCGCACCGGAATCTACATCTATGCCGCCGGTCCAATCACCGAGCGGATTGATTTCCGCATTTGGATATGTGTTTTTCAAATCTGTAGTTTTTGCATTGCTCTGACAGATGATAAGTCTTGCCTCATCCAGAATGTACTTTCCATCATATGGATAAGAAGTGTAAATTTCTCTTGCAACCTTAGAGAGTTCTTTTTGCTCCTCTGTCAGTGGCATTCCCTTAAAGATTCCATTGTCACCACATCTGATTTCCTTTGACTGATTTTCTGCCAAATGCACATCTTGTGGCACAATCTGAATGAATACTCGAATACCTGGAGCGAACCTATCAACGATAAATGCGACATCTTCCTTTTCCATTTCTACCGATGTTTCGATTACTACATGACCATAACCATGACCAACAAGTACTTCAACAGCAATCTTCGGATTTTCCTGTTTCTTATATGCCAAATCTACAATAGCACCTGCAATCCTGTCACAGATTTTATCAGGGTGCATTGGATTTACTTTTTCAATCATACTTACTTTCTCCCTTCTCTTGCTCTTAGGAGTCTTTCCATCAAATCGTTCTGTGGAGCAGCATCATCGTAATCTGTGCTGCAGTTCTCCTTCACAATCTGAAATATTTCATTCCAAAGCCTTACGGCCTGGTTCATATAGTTGATGCCAATGTTAATGAACGGAGATGGGATTGGTTTCTGTGTGGTTGGATGCTTAGAAAGAAAACCTAGCTTATTGGTCATCTCCTCACACTGTATCCAACGAGCAGAGCACATCGCATATCTTTCCAATAGCTGTGGGGATACCTTCGATGAGCATCCGATTTTGTTTAGCCAGTTCCATGTTTCCGTATAGATTTCATGAGCCTGCAGTTCGCTTCCGTCTCTCTGTTCTGCAGACAGGAAGTCGTGCGGCTTTGGCATCTCCACACCTTCCACTTCAGGAATATCCAGGACTTCTAATTTTCTGCCACCCGGATTTCCGTTCTTTGCTTTCTCGGATACAGCCGTTTTCTTGCGACCTGCACCAGGTCTTGCACCACCACGGCCACCGATGTTATTCGATTTTGTAGGCACGTCTGCATTCCTCCTTTAATTACCCTTTTGATTTCGCATTTTTCACACGCAAGACCCCACGCCGTTCCACGGTGGTCCCGATGTTAGAGATTTTGACCGCCCCTGGGGTGCTTTTTCATTCATCAATTCGCAGTGTGACACCCTATGACCAGCATTTCCTATATTATATATAGGATAAAATTTTTATCTCTATAGAAAAGGATAGTAAATAGCCGTCATAGACCGACACACTTAATACTTATACACATGATGTTTTTTACTTCCGTGATAATCACCACGCTCGGCATGAATCTTGGCATGACAGCTTTTGCAAAGAGAAATCAGATTGCTTCTGTCATGAGTACCACCTTCCGACAATGGTTTCTTATGATGAACCTCATCCACCGGAACAATGATTCCTTTCTCAAAGCACTGTTCACAGAATGGATGTGTTTTCACGTAGCTGTCACGAATTCGTTTCCACGCTCTTCCGTACCTACGGCGTACAGCTTTCTCTCTGCCATACTTCTCGTAGGATTGCTTCATTTGTTTTTCATGTTCCTTGCAGTATCTACCTTCTGTTAAATTAGGACAGCCAGGATAACCACACGGTTTCTTTGGTTTTCTTGGCATCTTTTTCACCTCCATCTGGACATAACAAAAGCCTCTGTGGGATTGCTCCTACAAAGGCTCTGTTGTATTTATATATTTTTCTACAATACCATTTTACATCATTTCGGTATGAATGGGGAGTGGCCTAGGGGTGATCTAGGGGTGTCCTCTTTCAAAACTGTCCAATGCACGTCTATGTAGTTTCTTTGTCCAACGCAGTGAGTAATGCATTCGAACAGAAATATCCGGCATTGACAAAAATTCCAAGTACCTATATCTTAGAATCATCTGTTCCATTGGATCTTCCACAATATCAATTGCATTGTCCACTTCGGTTTTAATCTCATCAAGCTTTTTATAATCTTCAGCAATCTCTCGCTCTAGATCATCTATCTTTTCTAAGTAGCGAACAAAGGGAGCTTTTGTATTTTGATTGCTTGAAAAATGCTCCTCGAATCCCGGTGATGATGTACTGCACGATAATTCTCTGTAAAATCCGAGCTTAATTTTCTTATCGTTAATCTTGTTATTTAGAATGAACGGTCTGTTCAGATAATCTTTAGCCGTCATAAGCACCACCTCCGATTCTCACTTTAACCGCATCGATAAGATCTGTCTGTGTTTTCTCTTTGAGTCTTAATGCCTTCATCACATCTTCATCAATGGTATCCTTTGAAATAATGTGGTGTATGACAACTGTGGATTTCTGCCCCTGTCTCCATAACCTTGCATTGGTCTGCTGATAGAGTTCCAATGACCAGGTAAGACCAAACCATATAAGGGTCGAACCACCACTTTGCAAATTCAAGCCATGTCCGGCACTAGCAGGATGGATTACACCAATCGGTATATCACCGTTATTCCAATCTCTGATATCCTTTGAAGTCTTGATTTCACGAACCTTGAATCTTTCCTTGATTCGCTCCAAATCGTGGTTATACCAGTAAGCCACAAGTACAGGCTTGCCATTTGCACCCTCGATTAAATCTTCAAGTGCATCAAGCTTACGGTCATGAATAAGGAAGACTGATTTTTCTTCGTTATAGATAGCACCATTAGCCATCTGCAGAAGTTTGCCTGAAAGAGCAGCTGCATTTGCAGCATCAATCTCTTCATCTTCCAAAGACACCACCATTTCCTGTCTTAATTCGTCATATACAGACCATTCCTTTTCTGAAAGCTTTACTTCCACTTCGTTCATAATGCATTCAGGCATTTTTAGAAAATCTGCCGACTTCATGGAAATCGTAATATCCGATATCAGTCTGTAGATGGCATCTTCCGCACCTGGTCTTGGTTTGTAGGAAAATATCATCTGCTGATTTCGTTTATCCGGCACAAAGAAATTCATACGATAATGTGTGATGTATCTTCCGAGCCTTTCTCCCATGTCAAGGATTCTGAACTCTGCCCATAAATCCATAAGTCCATTACTGCTTGGAGTTCCTGTAAGACCCACGATTCTTTTTACCTTTGGTCTTACTTTAAGAAGGCTCTTGAATCGTTTAGCCGATGCCGACTTGAATGACGATAATTCATCTATTACAACCATATCAAAATCGAATGGAAAGCCACTCTTGTTGATAAGCCAGTCCACATTTTCTCTGTTGATAAGATAAATACCTGCACTTTTTCTTAATGCCTCTTTTCGCTCCGACTCTGTACCTATAACCACCGAATAGGTCAGTCCCTTTAAGTGATCCCACTTTTCTATTTCAGCAGGCCATGTATCTCTTGCTACTCGGAGGGGTGCAATGACCAGAACCTTTCCAACTTCAAATCGGTTATAGAGAAGTTCAAATATAGCCGTTAAGGTAATCACACTCTTTCCGAGTCCCATTTCTAAAAGGACTGCTGCCACAGGATGTTTCAGTATAAAGTTCGTTGCATAAGTCTGATAATCATGAGGATTGTATTTCATCAATGACACCCCCAATCACATCAGTGTTATCAACCACATAGCAGGGAAAACCTAAAGCTGATAACTGTTTCATTCTTCTTTTTTGTAAGGCTCTTGGTTTCTTGCCCGGAGCCTTGAGTTCTATAAAAGCCATTCTCCCTTTTGGAAGAAGAACCAGTCTGTCCGGTACTCCGTCAAATCCGGGAGATGTAAACTTAAGGCAAAAACCTCCTGCAAGCTTTACAGCCTTTACAAGTTTCTGCTCTACTTCTTTTTCACGCATTTGTGCCACCTCCATCAATGCTGAATTTGATGGTGTGACATGGTAAGACTGTCATTTCCTATACTTTATATATAGACTTAATTTTTTTACTCTATAGAAAAGGATAGTAAATAGCCGTCATTAACTGTCACACCTACTGTCATTACTCTTCTTCCATAAAGTCCGTCTTAAGTCTTAATCCTTTAATGTATCTGCCTTTACGGTCACGGTATCTTTCAAATCCGACCGTTTCCAAGGCAGTATAGAAATCAGTTGTACTTCTTGTAAACTCACCCACCTGGGTACAGAAGATTCGATACTCGTTATATACCTCGCTCGATTTTGCCACATATGCAGGGTCAAGTTCACAGCGTTCACTTAAAAAGTAGGAAAGCCAGTCATTGCTTTCCTTATAATGCTCAATGGCATCACGCACTTTCTTGGGCGGGTCTATCTTGTAGTTGTCTGCGATTACTTTTCTTGCACCTTCGATTACCCATTTAAGGATTGCTCCGCCTGCCTTTTCAAACAGATAATCTGCGAAGTTTTTGATATCGGCACTTCCTTCAATCTTGGCATCAAACGGAATAACGATAAGTCTTCTCCATGTACCTTTATCAATCGCACCGACCTTTGGCAGATGATTGGTATAAAGCACAAGTGTATGTGTCGGAGTATATGAGAACGGATCTTTATACTTCTTTTCAGCATAGATTTCATCGGTAGAACAAAGCTGCTTTACATTGGCAGTATTCAATCTCATGCCTTCTTCAAGCTCTGCTGCAATAAGCATTCGCTTACCCTTTGCCTCTGCAAGTTCCGGCTTGACATTTCTTCTGCATCCAACTGTCAGCATATCGGCAGAAATGTTTCCTGAATATGTACCAAGAACCCTTGCGATAACATTCCAGAAGGTAGACTTACCATTACGACCTTCTCCATATGCGATAATGAGTGCCTCCACATACACCTTGCCGATTGCTGACAAACCAACCATTCTCTGAACATAATCAATAAGGTCGGTATCCTTTAAAAAGAAGGTATCAAGTGCAGCTGCCCAGATATCTGCTCCATCACTTGATGGGTCAACGGTTGTCTGTTTTGTGATGAAATGCTCCGGTCTGTGTTCCATCGGAAACATGGTGCCCTGTCTCAAATCATAGGTAAGAGTCGGTGTGTTCAGCATAAACTCATTGGCATCAAGGTTTCTCTGTTCCACTTCGAGCATCGGACGAGCCTCTTTTAATGTGGCAGCAATGTTTTTCGTATCTCTTCTCTTAATGGCATACTTCTTATAGACAGAAGCATCTTCATACATTTCATAAGCATGAGCCTGCTGCTTGTTGAACATCTGAACAGCTTTTTTCGGACCCACGGATACAAGAATCTCCATACCACCATTCTTTACAAGTTCGTCCATAGCCTTCTTCATTTCGGCTTCAGCCTCTGCAAGCTGTCTTTCCGTCAAGTCCTGGGAAACACCCTGGGACTTTGGTTTTGACTCTTCCCAGAAACTGCCGTTGTAGACCATGTAATCAGTCGATGGAGAATAGCGAAGGATATCCTTATACTCAGTTGCAAGAACCGTTGCCTGTCCCACATCTGAGAAATCTTCCGGCTTTAATCTGCAGTCGGAGTTGTACTGTTCGGGCGGAATGTACCCTTCCTGGTTCGATACCTTGTTACCGAACTTTGATGCACTTCTCCATATCACTCTCAGTTCACTTTCAGGAAGTGGTGGATTGCAGAGTTCTGCCTTCTTAAGGAAGATCTGATAAGCATCTTCTGTATTTCCGTATCTCTTGATAATCTTTCCAGCAACGTGACTCATAGTACTGTTACGCTGACCTTCCGGCACCTGCTCAAGGCTTGCATCGAAATCAGCAAATTCGTCCTCTTCCAGATAATCAAGAATGGTCTTGTCACCTTCATAGAACTCCACTTCATCAGAGTCATTGCCATAAAGGAATCTTGCAGAGTCTAAAGCATTGGTATCGTAATAAGGAAAAGTGTCTGCAATCCTGCGTTTCATATCTGCATACTCCTGCTCATCCGATATAATCTCAATAGGGAAGAAGATATGAAATCTTGGTCTAGCAGACTTATCTCCCTTTGAAATGTTGTGGTGTTTACTATACGATACAGCAAAAGCAACACCCGGTATTTCAAGTGCTATATCAAGAGGAGTTACCCATTCATTCGGGTTATCCGAATGGTCATTGTCACAGTCAAGCGGAATACAGTCGGAGGACTCGAAATTATCCTTACTTCGATAATTTCCTTTATACTTTGCAGTTACATGATCCATCTTCGTTGCTTTAATAAAGGATTCCTTGTCGGAAACAATCATCTTGTTAGGATACAGACAGTTACCGCTGTTGCCGACACAGTCTGCTGAATAAACAGTAAAATTAATCATATTCTCCGACCTCCTTCAAATCTTGGGTAAACCATCTGATCTTCATTCTTCTTTTCTTGGCAACACCAATCTCACGAGCCATGCCTCGGCTTATCACACCACCGAATACCCAGATCTCTGTGCATTTGCCAAGAAGTACATAATTGAAATGCATAGCCATCTCTCTTTCCGCCTCATTTCCGTCATCCATGAACTGCGGATATAAAAGATGAGGTGTTACCGGGATAGCATTTTCATCAACAGCAAATCTGCTGTATCGTTTTGCATTCTTTACATTATTTTTGATATCACCTGCATACGGACTGCAAACATATACCAACGGAAGATAGGCAGCCTTTTTATCAGCTGCCATTTCTTCACAATGGATATTGGTAAGAGCCTCATATGTAGTCGGGTCGGAATAACCCTCATGATTAAACTTATCAATGCCCATATCTTTTAATCCTCCTGTTCAATAACTGGTAAGATGCCTTCGTTCTTTAGAAGGTCATAAAGGAAAAGTCTGCCCTTCTGTGTCCAATAGGTATGCATCACACTTCTATTCTCATCAATTGCATAGGTACGTGATTGTGTGTATCCGCATTCTGCATACTGCTGATATAAAAGCCATGTCTTTCTGAACTTGTACTGAATTCCAAAATCATGCAAAAGCTGATTAAATTTTCGACCGCTCATACCGTAGTCTTTTGCAATCTGTGTAATTGGTACTGTGTTTTTGTTCTGTAAAATAAGGTCATAGTAGCTTGCCTTTGGCTTCATCTCTGCAATCTGCTGACGCTGAATGAGTGTCTGACATTCAAGCTGTTTTCTTCTCTCACGCTCTTCCTTAAGCTGTGTAAGTGCTGCAATCGCAAGATCAGGATTCTCCAAAATCTCATCGATGGCATACATTCCATGCTTACGGATAGCCGGAAGAACCTCTGCAGTCACCCAATGTTTGAACTTCTTCGCATTCGGCATCTTGCTTGAAAGGATAAGACTGTAAAGACCTGACTCATTGATAATGATGGTTTCCTTATCCTGGTTACCATCAAAGAGCATGACTTTATGTCTGTCCTCTTCATCTACATGACGGTTAATATCTCGACTACCGTTCTGGTACCCGAGAATGTCTGCTACATCCTTGCCGACAAACATAACCTCACCATTTACAGTTGCTATTCTTACAGAGCCAAACTCTATACTGTTAAATACTTGTAATTCCATACGAATTACCTCCTTCAAAATAAAATTCTTTGGAGGTGTCACCCTCCTACCTGGTAGCCTTGGGAGAAGGGTTAAAAGGACGTTTTTGAAAAAACTTTTTTCAATTTGTTAATTGCTCTTCTGTAGCGATGACTTACATTGTTTGGTTCGTCATCAATTCTCTCTGCGTACTCGCTTACGGTTAATCCATCAAGTACAATAGCAATAACCATATCTGCCTGCGCAGATGTTAAATGTGAACGAATAAAATCACGGCAACGCTTGTCTTGATATTCACACTCCATTCGATACTCCAGCTCGTCCAAATCCTTTGTAAAAATGGAATCATCTGCAACTTTTCGAATAAGTGCCTCATCTGTGTTGACTTCAACAACTCCTTCCTTATTTCTAAACATTGCATCCCCAAGATGACGTGTTTCTCTGTGATAAATGTTGTATTCAGGCTTGTTGAATTGCTTGTCCACTTGTTCCTGAACTTGTTTTTCAAATTCTTCCTGACTCTCGCAATCATCAACACTGATGTTTACCCACTTGCCTGCATCAACTGCATCAACTTCTAATTCTTGAAATATGTCTTCGTATCTCATCTTTATGATCATCTTTGTTCCTCGCTTTCCGCTAATCCTGGTAAGCGTTGCGAGGAACAAAAAATGAGCCGATACTTCGGAGTACCGACTCATGTCACCTAAATTTACGCATAACGAAATAAGGGTACTCCATATGTACCTTCTGTCGACTTATCAGCAGAAGACTCATATTTGTACCTCGCACCGTATTACGTAATTAGGCTTGAGATATTTAATTTGTTTTTAATTACTTCTTTTTTTTCAGAGAGTGGGTAGGTTGATTATCCAATCACTTCACTACCCATGGTTTTGTTGACCTATTTCTTCTTGGGTCTTGTTTGTGACAATGCACTACCGGCAACTGACTTTGAAGTCTTGCTGTAACGACCGTCACGTAGAATTTTGCTTGCTTTTGAAGCAACTTTTCTTGAAGTCTGTTTTGTGTTCTTTGCCATAACACCATCTCCTTTCTACAGATTTCAGACACGTTTAAATTTTTATTTTCAATTTTTCTATCACTTTTCGGTAAAAAAATTGGTGTTTACAAATTTTTCATTGTAAATTGCACGAAAAATTGATATAATATACACATAGGTCGTGTCTGATGTAATTAGTATACAAAGTGACCTCCTTCCAAATTGGACACTTTAGGACACGGTAGGACAAATAGGACAAAATCGAGGTGAATCGCAAAGATGTTATTTACTGAACTGATGCATGCAATCCATCCGCATTTAATGAAAGATGCTGATGTACCATCATTCACAAGGAATATCATTCAAA